CAGCATCAAACTGTAACCGACTCAACAAAAAAATCAAAAGTACAATTTAATGATAATAAATGGGCTTCTGTATTAAATCAAACGGATAGTTTAGTTGAACAAGAACCATTAGCAATGAATAGTTTTCGAGATTTAATGAATGAAGGTATGGAAGAAATTAAAATGAATTCGCAAAATGCAGTAAATTTTGGAACAATGCGACAAAATATGCGCGAGGCAATGGGTGTTGCACCTACAGCACCAAAGATAATGGAAGATCCTGAGACCGGTAAAACATTTGAAGTTCCACAAGAAATCCAACAAGCATTGACTCGAGATTATTCGGCATTAATGAAAGCAATTAACAAGAAGAAAGGTATGTAATGGGATATCAAGTTGTCACTGCTGCTGATGTTATTCGAACAACTAACGTAGCTACCCTGGGCATTTCATTAGGCGCAAATGGCAACGTTGTATTCGATTCAACATATACTAGTATTGAACAAGAATTTGCTAAATTAAAAACATTGTTGTTGACTCGAAAGGGCGAACGCGTAATGTTACCAACATTTGGCACAGATTTATTAAAAATTATATTTCAACCAAATACATCCGAAATAAAACAAGATATTGTTGAATATATAACAGACCCAATCAATCAATGGTTACCTGATATTGAATTAATGAACATCGATGTACAAACAACAGATGATGATCCTAATTTAATTCACGATGTTATCGTTACAATAACATTTAGACCAGTTTATAGTGCTGAAGAAAAAACATTAACATTGGGTGTTAATCAAACTGGAACATTGACAGTTACCCCTTAAGGAAAAACATGGAAACAAAAAAAGATATTTCATATTTAGGCAAAGATTTTAATCAATTTAGAAAAAATCTAATTGATTTTGCACAACAGTATTTTCCTACAACATATACTGATTTTAATCAATCAGCCCCTGGTTCTTTGTTTTTAGAAATGTCAGCATATGTAGGCGATGTTTTATCATATTACATGGATGTTAATTTGCGAGAATCATTATTAGATCAAGCATCTGAACGAACTAATATATTTGATATTGCAAAGAATCTAGGATATCAGCCAAAAAATGTTATTCCAGCATACGTTGCATTGGATGTATATCAATTACTTCCTGCTATCGGTACTGGCGTAAATGTACGTCCAGATTTTGATTATGCATTATCAATCAACCCCGGATTGCGCGTTCAACAAAGTAATGGTGCATCTATTTTTAGAACAATGGATTCAATTGATTTTTCTTTTTCATCATCATTTGATACAACTGAAATAACAATATATGAATCTGATCCAACTACTAAATTGCCAACTTATTATTTGTTGAAAAAACAAGTAATGGCAGTATCTAGTGATGTAAAAACTACATCATTTACATTTACTAATCCTGTTGCATATGACAAAATAGTTTTGCCAGAATCAAATATAATTGAAATTATTTCTGTTACAGAATCTGATGGAGATAATTGGTATGAAGTTCCATACTTAGCACAAGATACTATTTTTGAAGAAGTTCCAAATTTGGCAGAAAATGATCCGGAATTATCACAATATCGATCGGGCTCTCCTAGTTTATTAAAATTACGTAAAACTGCAAAACGATTTGTTACACGTTTACGTAGCGATAATCGTTTAGAAATGCAATTTGGTTCTGGAATTTCTGATAATAATGATCAAGAAATTATTCCAAATCCAACTAATGTAGGAAATGGGTTGGCAGCGTTGCGTAGAAATGTAGATGTAAATATTGATCCGTCAAATTTTCTATATACTAAAACATATGGACAATCTCCATCAAATACTACACTAACTGTTACATATACAGTTGGTAATGGTATTGCTGACAATGTGCCTGGAGGCGTATTAACTAATATAGTATCTATACAGTTTACAGACGATATCAATTCTAGTACTAACGTAGGAACAACTACATTTATTAAATCTACGGTAGCAGTCACAAATGTTAATCCCGCAACTGGTGCAAAAACTGCAGATACCTTAGAAGATATTAAAAATAATGCATTAGGAAATTTTGCTACACAGAATCGTTTAGTAACGCGAGATGATTATATTATTCGTGCTTATTCGATGCCAGCAAAATTTGGTAGTGTTGCAAAAGCATATATCGTTCCTGATGATCAACTTTCACAACAAGAATTTGAACAAACTAGAATTGCAAATCCATTAGCAATGAATTTGTATATTTTAGGATTCAATCAAAACAAACAACTTACTGCACTTAATCAAGCAGTTAAAGAAAATTTAAAAAATTATTTAAATCATTATCGTATATTAACTGATGCAATAAACATTAAAGATGCATTTATAATTAATATCGGTGTACAATTTGAAATAACAGTATTATCTAATTACAATAGCAATGAAGTTTTATTAAAATGTATTGATGCACTTAAAAATCATTTCAATATCGATCGATGGCAAATCAATCAACCAGTTATGAAATCTGATGCTACAAATTTACTAGGAAATGTTAAAGGAGTACAGTCTGTAGTAAATGTAACGTTTAATAATTTATATGATACTGCGTTGAATTATTCAGGGAATGTATATGATTTAGCTGCGGCTACAAAAAATGGAGTTATTTATCCTTCATTAGATCCTAGTATCTTTGAAGTTAAGTTTCCTGATAAAGATATAAAAGGACGGGTAATTAATTACTAATTCCATATTTATACAAAAAAAGGATCATTTATCATGGGCAAATTGTCAACGAACCGTGCGCAAATCGTTGCTGGAGGTTTGATATCAGCAAGTTTCGTATCAGATTTATATGATATATTTACTGGTGCAGTCACTGAATCAGTACAATTAACCGGGTCAATGAAAATTACCGGGTCAATGATTGTTACCCAGGGCGTAACAGCATCACTACAAGGGACTTCAAGTTGGTCAAATCGTGCAATCACTGCTTCATATGTAAGTTTAGTTGCGGGGCCAAATATCATTATAAATACAAATGGAACTAATTATGAAATAACCGGAAGTCCATTTACGTATCAAACTGATTCGGCATCATTCGATACGAGAATTACTGCAAATAGTTCAAGCATTGCATTATTAAGTGGAAGCTTTTTAAATAATTCAGCATCATTTGCATCTAGAATTACTACAAATAGTGCAAGTATTGCTGCAAATCAAACATCATATTTATTAAACTCTGCATCATTTTCATCAAGCATTGTTACGAATCAAAACAATTATTTAATTGATTCAGCATCATTTGCGTCTAGAATCATTATTAATAGTTCTAGTGTTGCCACTTTAAGTAGTAGTTTCTTAAATGTTTCTGCATCTGATTCTACGAGAATCGCCGCATTAGAATCTTTTAGTTCTAGTTTAGATTTATCATATGCAAGTGAAGCGCAATTTACATCATTTACCGCATCATATCAAAATGATTCGGCATCATTTGCTAGTAGGTCTACAGCATTACAAATATTTAGTAGTTCAGTTGCAACAACTGGATCTAATACATTTAATGGACAACAAAACATTTCTGGAAATGTAACAATTAATCCTACATATAAAGTTTCATCTAATACAATTGAAGAAACTACAACCAATGCAGGAATTTCTTATAATGCTGGGACAAATGGACATAAATTTAATGGCAATGTACATGTTACTGGTTCTGTTAATATTTCAGGTAGTCAAACCATTAATGGAAATTTAACAGTTACTAGTAGTTTATTTGTTCCTGCAACATCGCAACAAAATTTAAATAATGTAGTTGTAATTGATACTGGTACTGGCCAGTTATATTATACCGCATCGGCTGCATTATATGGAAATGTATCTGGATCTGGAGTATATTCTGGAAGTTCATTTACGACATTTGCAGTCACTGGACAAAGTGCTATTGTTGCTGGAAATGCAACTGATACTATTACAATAACTGCAGGAAATGATATTGCCCTATCAACTAATCCTGGAACGAAAACATTAACAATTTCAGTAACACCTGAATTTTTCACAACAGCATCATTTGCAGCTTGGACTAGTAGTATTTATCTTGTAGATTCTGCATCATTTAGTTCTAGTATCGTTAATAATCAAAATAACTATTTACTGAATTCAGCATCATTTAGCGCTAGTATTGCAGCAAATCAAAATAACTATTTACTTAATTCAGCATCATTTTCATCTAGTATAGCTGCAAATCAAACATCATATCTATTAAACTCTGCATCATTTAGTTCAAGCATTGTAACTAATCAAAACAATTATTTGCTTAACTCTGCGTCATTTAGTTCAAGCATTGCTGCAAATCGAACTTCATATTTATTAGATTCGGCATCGTTTAGTTCAAGCATTGTAAATAATTATAATACATACTTATTAAATTCGGCCTCGTTTAGCTCAAGCATTGCTGCTAATTATACTTCATACCTATTAGACTCTGCATCATTTAGTGCAAGCTTGGCATTGAATACAATTAATTATCCATTTGATTCGGCATCATTTAGTACTAGAATTACCGGATTACAATCATTTAGTAGTTCATTGTCAACGCCAAATAATACATTGAAAATTAATGGATTATTTACTGGTTCATTTACAGGATCGATGTCTGGATCATTAGAAGGCACGGCATCATACGCAACAACTGCAGTGAATGCATTCATTTCAGGCGGAGATAATACTAATGCAAATCGATTTGTATTATTTGCTGATAATACTGGCGTGAATCCAATTAAGTCAGACATAGGATTTGCATACAATCCAAATACAAATACATTAGCAGTACCAAATATTTCTGTTACGGCAGTTGTAGGTAATTTAACGGGCAATGTTACGGGTAATATTGTTGGTACAGAAGCAGACTTTGTATCGATAACAGGATCTTTAAAAGGAAATATTACCGGTAGTTTAGTAGGTAGTGTTAGTGCTAGTTTAGGCATTACCGGTAGCATTTCTGGATCATTAGCTCAATTTTCAACAATTACTAGTAGTTTTGCTAATTTAAATTCAATATCAGGAAGTTTAATTTCAATTGCGACTGCTTCATTCACACATATTACAGCTAGTTTTATTACGGGGTCATTAACGGGTTCATTGTTTGGAACATCATCTTTTGCAGTTACTGCATCTCATGCGGTGACGTCATCGTATTTTGGAATGCCTGTTGCAAGATTTTCAAATAATGTTAATAACGTCTCATTAACAAATAGTGTGGATAATAACATAAGATATAATACGACTGATTATAATACTGCAGTAGCTAGTTTTGAATTAGTTGATGCTGGTTTAACAACAGCAGCTGTTTATATAAAACAACCTGGATATTATGAACCCTCTTCTTC